GACGAATCCGATACCAAAGCATGCGGAACAATTTCGTATCTTCTATGGGGCGGAAAGGCCGGGAAACGTTGGGCCGAGAAAATTATGAGGGAAGAGGGTAAGCTGTGAACACATGACCAAGCGACAAATCTTGCACACCAAAATCCACGAGAAGGATGGGAAGCGATACAAGGCAACGACGTGGGACTGTACCCCAGAAGGCCACGAGGACGCTTACAACCTAAGCCGGACCGAGTGGGAACTAATCGAGGAACCAAGAAACCAAATGACGCTGTTCTAATGAAGCAGGTCATCTATCAGAACATAATCGAGAGGGACGGCAGGAAGTACCTGGAGACAGGATACGAGGAGAAGACCCCAACCGGAGTAATCCGAACGGCTAAATTTGAGACCTACCGAGACCCCAACACACAAAAGAAACTGTTTTGAAGGCAGACATAAACATCATAAAGGAGAACCCGCACAACCCCCGGACTATTACGGAGGAGAAGTTCCGCAAGCTCGTAAAGAGCCTCAAGGAATTTCCTGAGATGTTAGAAGCGCGTCCCATTGTAGTCGACAAGGACAACATCGTGCTCGGAGGCAACATGAGACTAAAGGCCGCAAGGGAGGCAGGGCTGACGGAGGTCCCGATTTACCGATCCGAATGGAGCCACGACAAGAGCTCGGAGTTCATCATTAAGGATAACGTCGGCTTTGGCGAGTGGGATTGGGATATGCTCGGCAACGAGTGGGACATCTACCCTTTGGCCGAGTGGGGTCTGGATGTCTGGACGCCGGATTTGGACCCGGAGCAGTTGGCCGACGGGTTTAATTTAGCCGATGGCGATAAGCCGCCCTTTCAATCTCTCACGTTTACGCTATCAGACGCCCAGGCGGAATACCTAAAGGAACGGCTCACAGAGGTTAAGCAAGACCCAGCGTTTCAAGACATGGACGCAGCGGAAAACGACAACAGCAACGGTAACGCATTGAGCCTTTTGGCACAGCAATGGGCAGAGCAAAAGACATCGTTCTAAAAGTCATACCGTCAAAAACGGCCAATGAGTTTGTCAAGCGGCACCACTATTCTGGCAAGGTGGTCAACAATTCTACGTTGCACCTTGGATGCTTTTTGAAGGGCAAGCTGGGGGGAGTCATGCAGTATGGCAACCCAATTGATAAGCGGAAGGTTCTGCCTCTTGTCTCTACGGACAACAAAAGCATTAACGCCAAATGGAACGAGATGTTAGAGCTCAATCGGATGGCCTTCTCTCCCCTCCTACCCCGCAACTCTGAGTCCCGGTGCATCTCGGTCAGTATCCGACTAATTCGAAAGCACGCGCCGCAGGTGAAGTGGATTCTCTCGTTTGCCGACGGCACCCAATGCGGGGACGGCACCATCTACCGAGCCTCCGGCTTTCATCTCACGCAGATTGGCAAAAACTCAACGATTGTGAAGTTGCCCAACGGTCAGATTTTGGCAAGCCACGGCACAAGTAAAGTGGATTTTACAGGAGCAACACGTTTACCTGGCTATCAACTTCGCTACATTTACCTCATCAGCCCAGACGCAAAGCTGGCCGTTCCCGACATTGCGTTTTCTAAGATTGCCGAGGTAGGGGCCACAATGTACAAAGGCAAATCAGCGCGTGAAGCATAGCAGCGATGCGCCCGGCATCCAGTCGGGAGAGGGCGGTGCATTTCCGACCCACGCGCTCAAATAACTAAAGTTCTTTTGTATATTTGCTGTATGAGCAAACAATTTAACCATCTCGGATATGCGAAGGACTACTTCATGGGAGCCAAGTATATCGGGACTATGCGCTGCGAGCATAGCGGCCCAACCGGATACAACAGCCGCGTCGATCAGGTCGCAGAGGAAACCATCCGAATCGGAAAAAAGCGCATCCCCGCCGGCGCCAACTACTGGACTATCGTTAACCCGCTCTGCGGCAAATTCCGGAAAGCATGAGCGAGCGATACAACGGATGGACCAACTACGCAACGTGGCGTATCAACTTAGAGATGGTAGAAGCCGAGGGATATTTTGAGACCCTTGAGGATTGGCACCCGACCAGCACGATAGACGATTTGAAGTATGACCTCGCACAGGTAATCAAGGACAATTGTACAGATATACTCCGGGAAGAACACGGCGATGGGTTGACGCTCGATTACGCCCTGGCCTTCATTGACGATGTCAACTGGAGAGAGATCGCGCAGCACATTGTCGAGGACTGGCTGCATGAAAAGTGACTACGCATACCGCGCCACCTTCTACGGCTATGTGGGGGTTCTGGCCCTCTTGCTATATTTAGCCCTGTATGGCTGAAATCTACCGCGCTGTCTTCACTTGTCCTGAACTCAATGAACGGACGGTGTGGTACGTTTCTAGTAGGAGAGTTGCAGACATTATGCTTTCCCGTCACATACGGACAGAGGCAAGCACCAACATAGCTTCGAAGTACAAACGGGTAGAGTACACGATGACCGTTGAACCGGTATTTACAGGCACCGCAGACGCAGGGTATGACCCTAGGATATAGACAAGAATGGACGTACAAAAAAAAGCGATGATCCAAGCCCTTGAGAAGGCTCTCGGAATTGTCACCCAAGCGTGTAAGGTGGTAGGCATCTCCCGTCAAACTCATTACAACTGGATGGAGGCGGACGCGGACTACAAGAGCGCCGTTGCCGAGCTGTCCGACGTGGCCCTGGACTTCGCCGAGAGCAAGCTCCACAAGCTCATCGACGGAGGCAATCCCGCCGCGACGATATTCTACCTGAAGACCAAGGGCAAGGAGCGGGGGTACGTGGAGCGCCAAGAGATTGCCGTGGCAGAGAAGAAGCCGCTCTCGTGGTTCACCGATGACAACGCCGACGTGAGTTGAGGCAGCCCGCCACCTACTACCACGTCAAAGGCTGCGCCTCCCGAATCCAAGTCCACCAAGGAGGCACCAGGAGCGGGAAGACGTACTCTATCCTCCAGAGTATCGTCGAGCTCTGTTACGAGAACGAGAACGCCGGGGCGGTCATCACCATCGCCCGGAAGACATTCCCCGCGCTGAGGGCTACAGCGATGCGGGACTTCTTCGAAATCTTGGAGCGGGAGGACATCTACAACCCCGACCTCCACAACAAGTCGGAAGCGAACTACGTCCTCTTCGGGAACCTCGTGGAGTTCATCAGCGTGGACCAGCCGCAGAAGGTCAGGGGAAGGAAGCGATCAATCCTATTCATCAACGAGGCCAACGAGTTGAGCCTGGAGGACTGGAGGCAGCTACTACTTCGGACGACGCGCAAGGTCATTATCGACTTCAACCCCTCGGACGAATACCACTGGATCTACGAGGAGGTCATCCCCCGAACCGATGCCTCTTTCTTTCGGACCACATACAAGGACAACCCCTACCTCGATAAGGCCACCATCCAAGAGATTGAACGCCTTAAGGATGCAGACCCCAATTATTGGCGCATCTATGGCCTAGGTGAGCGCGGAGTAAATCAGGCCGCCGTGTTCACGTGGGAGGTGGGAGAGATAGCCGGAAAGAGGATAGGGACGGGCCTCGACTTTGGATTCACCAACGACCCGACCGCCGTCATCGATGTCTACCTCGACGGTCACACCTTGATACTTCACGAGCGCCTGTATTCGACAGGACTGACGAACCCGGACATAGGCGAAGAGCTGGACAAGCTGGACGTCGAGACCATCATCGCAGACAGCGCCGAGCCAAAGAGTATTGAGGAGCTCTTCAGGTTAGGGCACAACGTCAAGCCCGCACGCAAGGGACCAGACTCGATCCGTCAGGGTATCGACATCATGAGAAGACACAAGCTCCTGGTGACCGCTGAGAGCACGCACCTACAGAAAGAACTCCGGGCGTACCGATGGGAACAGGACAAGAACGGGCGCAACCTCAACCGACCAGTCGATAAGGACAACCACGGCATCGACGCGGTGCGGTACGTGTGTCTAAACTTGCTCACCACAAACAGGAGCGGCAAATATTTCATAGCGTGAACAAGACAGTCACCATACCGGAGAACCTCTACGACATCACCGTCGACCAGTACCTCCAAATCCAAGCGATACCCGAAGGGGACGAGCTGGAGCAGGTAGTGCGCACAATCTGCATACTGTGCCACATGGACCGCGCCGAGGTCATGGCGATGGAGCAGAAGGACATCCAATACATTGGGGGCGTCATCGGTGGCATACTGGACAAGTACGACGACACGTACCCCGTAGAGCGTATCATCGAGCTGGACCAGCGGTACGGTTTTCATCCGAACCTCTCACGGATCACGGTCGCCGAGTTCGCAGACATCGAGACACTTTGTAAGGACTCCCTCGACAAACACCTCCCCCAGGTCATGGGTATCCTCTACCGCCCCATCGTAGAGGAGCACGGCGAGTTCTACCGCATCGCAGACTACGACGGAGAGGACCGCTCGGAGTTCTTCAGAGAGATGAAGATGGCGCACGCACTCGGTGCCGCCGCTTTTTTTTTGCGTATCGGGAAGGGATTAGTCGACGCTTTGGACAGCTATTCCAAGGCGGTGAAGGATCCAAGCTATCCGAAAAATATGGATGGTTCGCCACGTTCGTACATCTCGCAGGGGAGGACATTACTAAACTACCGCAGGTGGAAAGGACTCACCTCGAAACGGCGCTCGCCTGGCTCGCCTACGAACAAGACCGCGCGCTTCTGGAGAAACAAAAAATGAACCTATGAGAACAGTCAACCAAATCATCGACGAGCTGGGCACCATCGCCCTCGACCACCGCTTCATTAATTCCTTCAAGGAGGGCGAGATGTCGGAGGTCGATATTCAGAAGCTGGCCGGCAACAAGTACCCCATCTGCTACGCGGACATTTCAGGCGCCACCATCGAGAAGGGCGTCTTGACGTACTCGCTTGACATCCTCGTGATGGATATGATACTACCCGGACAGACCGACGCCCAAGAGCAGTATTCCGACACCTTGCGCACGCTGATTGACATCGTGAGCCAATACGCTCAGGTGCTGTCTGCACAGTCGGACGTGGACCGCGACGTGCGTATCTCTCTCCCGGTGGACTGTGAGCCGTTTACCGCTCGCTTCGACAATCTCCTGACGGGATGGGTCGGTACGGTGCAGCTCCAGACGTCCAATACGCTCGACCTTTGCGCGGCGGCTTTCGCATAAGGAAGAAATTTATTTGTGTATTTGTTTGGTGGTTGAATGTTTCTGCCTATCTTTGAGACATGAGCAACGCACAACCCACCACCGCAAGCATCCAACTGCAACACATCGGCCGAGTCGAGGCAACTCCAGCCGGCAACCTTAAGGCCGGTATGCGTCTGATGTGGAATTTCGGTCAAATGTCGGACGTGGTTAGCATCGACCGCGAAACGGCCAAGTCCATCTGGATTA